ATGGCCGAGTACCTGAACATCAATGACGTTTCCGATGCCTATCAGCAGGAAGATCAGCACCTTGCGGCAGATTCCCTTAAAGCCGACCTCGCTTGAGAGCTTTTTGTCTGCGATGGCACACATGATGCCGGTAAGGTAGTCGCAGGTCACAAAGATCACCAGAGCAATCAAGAGTCCGTCACAGCCGCCAAGGAAATAGCCAAGCCAGCCTCCGACAGCGGCAAATACCAGTTGGATCGTGTTCCAGAATTCTTTCATGAGAAAATCCCTCCTTTGTGCAAAATAAAAGCCGCCTGCATTTTGCAGACAGCCTCGTGAACTGTATCCGTGTATAAAGTTATATCTGTTTTGGCAGCGCTTCCCAGAGCCGCATATCTTCCTGTCCCAGCGACCACATGGCAAAGCCTCTCACTCCCCAGCGGTAGGCCGCTTCGTTTGCCCAGTAAACGAGCGAGTCCACATCCTGATAGTAGAGGATGGAAAAGCCGTCTGCGTCTCCGAGAAAGAGCCTTGCTATCCAGATGTCGATATCCTTTGGCGTGATGGTCACCGTATAATCGTTGCCGCAGGTCAGGGCAAGCTCATGGGAGTGGTAGAATTCATAATCCAGCGAAATACTCTCGCTGCGTGTCGCATCCTCCTCGATATCCGAGGTCAACGTAAACACCTGAAATTCCGTATCCCACGTGGCGTTCGACCGGCTGATCCTGCCATACTGCGTAACTGTGCCGTCCGGGAAGGTAACATCAAAGCGTTCGTATGGCTCGTAAGTCCACGCATCGCCAAGGCGGAGCAGCTCGCAGACCGTCCGGTTATCTGATCGGTATCCGGCATAGCCTCCGGAAAAGCCGCTGACTGTAGCAGTGAAGCGAAGCGTATAGGAAGAACCGGAATAAACACGCACCTTATTCCCACGGATACGCATCTCGACCGTGTACATGGATGGATCGGTACGAAGGTCGGCGTTTGCTGTCCGCTCTATGGTCTGGCTGTAGCTGCCAAGGAGCGTGCTGCCATTATAAAGATCCACAGCCTGAGAATCATAATTCAGGCAGCAGAACAGATCACCGCAGAATACTCCGGCCTTGCCACTTCCTGTTGCAGGAAAGGCCAGCCTTGTCCGCAGGTGAATATCGGAAAAGCCATCGTATCGCCATGCGAGCTTTCCGGAGCCGTCAAGCTGGGAGTAGACGCGGCTTTCGGAATATTCATCTTCGCGCCATACCGTCCAAGAGCCTGAAAGGGTCGTCCAGTAGTTTGTTTGCAGCACACCGTAGTCCCGGAAATCCTCATACCAGATGAGGGCAGAATCCGGCTTTCGCCTCAGCATTTCGCAGGTGAGCTTGAAAGCTCTGTCCGGCTGACACTCGTTGCCGTCCACGTCGATAAAGTGGCGTGGAGAGAGCGTAAAGGTCGCAGTGCCTGCAGAGGGAGCCTCCGAAAAGCTGCTGCAAACACGGTAGCCGTAAAACTGTACGCCTTTTACATCTACGGATATCACGATGGTGTGCGTCCCGGCAGATAGTGAAATGTTGCTGGCGAGTGTCGCCCAGAAGGTGCTTCTCCAATATGGCCACCAGAGCCTGCTTTCCGTAAAATGCGTCGTGTTGCCGTCAATCGAAACATAGATGCCGTTTTTATCCCAGAAGGGATAGCAGAGCCGGATGGCAATGTCGTAGGTTCCGGCGCTTGAAACGGAAAAGGTATATGTGGCAGAGCCCGCATCACCGAGAGTGGCCACGCCGTTTTCAAAGGATACAATGCCGGAGTAGGAGCTTGTCGTTCCATCCGCATCCACATAGATGGTGCCGAACTCTGTGTGTTGCTCTTTGCTATAAGCCGTCAGATAATGCCGCCTGTTATAGGTTCCGTTCATCAGAGGATACTCATAGCTTGTGGCGTCTCTGCCTTCCATGAAGTCGTAGACCTGCGGAAGCGCCCAAGGTACCATGTCGTAATCGTCCCAGTATGCGAGGATCGGGATGAAGGGCTGCGGTGGAGCATCGTCCGTGAAGTTGTATTGCCCGGTCATCCAGTTCTTTGCCGCATAGTAGGTATTTGATGTGCCGCGATAAGTTTTACCGAGGTTTGCAGGAAGATCATAAATCTGCCAGTTCCAGCCGTATGCAGGAAGGCCGAAGAATATCTTATCCGGATTCATGACCGTGACCGCATAGTCGTAAATGCCCTCAAGCCAGTCCCTTGGAGAGACGGCTCCGGGAGCAGAGCCTGCCCACGCCATGCCATAGCTCATGATGGCCGCCGTATCGCAGTAAGCGTTGAGGTCGCCGTAAACGCACCAGTTTTCACCTCCGACCGAGCCGTTGATGGAATTCATACCCGGCAGGCAGATATTCATGAGCTTGCTGCTGTCGTAACCTTTTACTGTGTTATAGATATTCCGAAACATCGCCGTAGAGGCAGCGTGCGTGGAATATCCGTCGCCTTTCTCAAGGTCAATGTCGATGCCGTCGCACCATGGGTATTTTTCCATAATGCGGACGATCTCCGAAAGGAAGGTATCCTGAGCGCCGTCGGTGTTATCCCGGAGAGCTGCAAAGATACTGTTCGTGCCATCGTTGGATATCGTCAGCAGCCATTTGATGTGTGGCCATCGGTTGATGTAGGTCAGCATATTGGAAATAGCCACGCCGCTTTCCGTGATGATACCGGTGCGCGATACCTTAAAAGAAAAGAGACCCACCTGTGACAGGCGGTCTCCATATGCGGCAAGTGCCTGATACATTCTGGAATTGCCCATGAATGTCCAGACCATGCACTTGCGGCCTTTCAAATAATCATAGCTCACAGGGCATCACCTCCGTCCTGCATTTCCTGAAATTCTACATAGATTCGAGCCGATTTTTTATCTTCGACTGTGATTGGGTGCTTGCTGTCACCGGCAGCAGAGTATTGGAAAAAGCCGTCCTTGGCTGTTGCAGCGCCGTTCTTCAGGCACTCCCTCGTAGAAGCGAAAAGGTCAAATTCATCACCGGCAGCCGCTGCCGCTTTGAAAGTTGCCTTATGAGCACCTTCACCCAGCGCAAGCGATATACTCCCGGCAGCCATCGCCTGAATCGGATAGACCTTGTAGTCAAGACCGGCAGCAGTGGAGCCGAGATTGTAGATAATGCAGGTCGCAGCAGAACGGACGATGCCGTTATAAAATCTCTTGCCTGCTTTCGCATCATCGCCATCATATTTTTTCAGAAGTTTTTCGGTATTGATGACAAAGCCTGTGACTTTATCGCCTTCCTGCAGCATCAGGTCGGTAAACCAGACCGAACCGGTGCAATCTGTGATGGTGGGCTTTACCGTAATGTTTACGACGCGCTTAGCCTGCTTTTTTGTAATTGTCTCTGTAAAGCGTGTAAACTCCGGCATTTATCCATCCTCCGTCCATTGAATTTCTGATACATGTCCTACCCAGCCGGTCGCGATGGAGCCGCCCTGCAGGAGCATATCTGTGATATAGACTGTACCGGTGCAGTCTGTCACGCATACCCGTATGGTGATCTTCGTAACGCGGCCATACTGAGGAGAGATATCCTGTGCCACGTGTGTAAATGAAGCCATAGAAATCCCTCCTTCAGATCAGGTCTATAAATCGTGTTTCCGATGTTCCGTCCTCGTATTCAAATGTCACCTCAATGCCCACCTGTCCATTCGTACCTATTGAGAGATTCTCGGAGGCAATCTGCGCCGAAAAGGTATAGCACTGCCGGTTGGCGGGCGTGATGGTCTGTGAAAGACTTTTTGTGGTATTCAGCGCACCTTCGCATTTGAAGGAAGCCGTGCCGGATACGCCATTATCTGCATCCACAGCAAATCCGGAGTTTTGCCAGTAGGTAAGGCCGGAATCTGCTCTGGAATTACGCAGGTGATTAAACGGCACCAGATCCTTCATTTCCTGACTGTCTATCAGATCGGTAGACTCCAGCGTATCGGCTGCGCTATCCCAGCGTGAGGAGGAATCGCCCAGCTCCCGGAGGGTAGTGGAAAGCTCCAGCACCGTATTCCAAGGCTCTTGCAGGTTGTATTCCCTACGGACGATTCTGGTCTTTACAGACAGGTTCAGGTCGTCATCCTTCACCATGACCGTATCGCCCAGCTCCCATGTTTCATGTTCATAGCCGGTTAACACCGACAGATCCATCGCCTTTAGTACATAGGAGATACGAGGAGATGCATAGTCCGCCAGACGCATGTTGGCATATTCCAGCATCTGATATGGATTGGTGAAGTTCGAGCAATCCAGCGTAGCAATTCGTATTTCGGAAGTATAGGTCGTGTCCTGCACATATTCGTTGCCGCCATTGATCGAAGCAAAGGTCATGCCGTCCTTGCCATAGGCGTAAAGCCTTGTAATCAGGCTGGTCGTATCAATGACGCGTTGGATGGATTTCATGTTTTTCTTGTAGCAGAACAGTACGCCGGAATCCTCACCGGAGAAGGTTAGGAGCTTCACGATCCTGTTTGCGTTATCAAAAATCAGGTCGCCGCCGTGAATGTTCTGTACTGCACGCAAAATTGCCAGCGCGTTTTTCTCAGAGCAAGTCCAAGTACGCTTTGTGGAGACATTAACCGTGCCCACATCCCAGTCGGTACCCTGCAGGGCATAAGCCATCGGCACATCAGCCGTGTCTGCGTTAAAGGTAATCTCGTCCTTTTTTACGGAGTAGGCAAGGTCATAGAATGCCGCTTCCGCATAGACCGTTGTGATGGCCTTGCCGCTTTCTTCCTTGTCGTCCGTAATCGTGCGGATGCGATAGGTGTCGCTGACAATACGCACGGTCTTTTCGTTATCGATATAGGCGCGTTTGCTATCCTGAAACGGCAGCTTAAATTCCAGCTCATCCACACCGTTGATCTCACTGGTCACAATAATGTCATATGCGTTATCCAACACAGCTTCCACATTTCCGTCTGAGTCCAGAATGACCGGTCTTGCATAGCCAAGTTTGGTATAGAGCGGCTTTGGATTATCGTACAGACTGATAGATGTCAGCGTAGGCGTCCTTGCTGTATTTGTGGTAGAAAGCGTGACGCGGTACTTGATGTATTTCTTTGCAGGAGATTCCAGCTCGCCGTTTGCACCGACAGCCTGCCACTCTGTCCAAGTGGAGAGGTCATCTGAGGTGGCTGTTTCCACAAGTGAGATAGAGGTCTCTCCCGGAGAGTAATCTGCCTTAACAGAAACTCTGCCGTTACCAGTCACGCCACAGTCCCTTGCTGCAGTAATGAGCTGTCCGCTTGACGGATAGACAGAGTCTGTAGCTCGAAGCGTAACGACATCTGGTGTCGTCAGAGCGTCCACATCACCGGTTAGATCTGCACCGTTTGCGGAGAGCGATTCCAGAAAATATTCTGCAAGGTCATCGGCGGTTAGATCAGAATCGCAGTCGAGGAACCAATCATCAAAGCCGCCTGCGTACCAGTAGGAGTCCGCGTGCATTCCCCAGATGAGGTCAGCCACGCAGCTACGGTTCAGCTCTCCGGTAAAGGTCAGCACACTTGACTGCCAAATCGTGCCGGAGCTCTTATCGCCAAGGATGTATTGCGCTGTCTTGGCATTTGGCTTAATCACGCATGCGA